CCGAATAAGACAGAGAAACATCCCTGTAAATACCACCAATCTGTAGCTTTCTGACCTCATTGTCCGTCATTTTTACGATATGTGTACACCGCTCTGCCGTGCGAATATCCGATGCATCGTAGTTCACAACCAAATCCTGTGCATGCACAAACTTAGATACGGCCCGTTGCTTGGATGGGTCGAAGTATACTTTCTTGAAAGTAGAGCCTGTGATTGGCAAATAATACAGCATCTGGTCTGTATCTTGGTCATACTCTTCCATGACCTCGGTTATCTGATAGTTCATGTAATCTTCTACACGAGTTGCCTGTGCTTCGGTTTCCGGTGTCGGTGTACCAATAATCGATGTCTTTACAGGCCCACCTGCTGGTAGCATTTCTTTATATGCCTGCGCCTGAAACTGTGTGATTGCTTCACTTAGCAACGGGTGAGTTACACCCGAAGACCCCGGGAACGGCTCACTTCTTTCCTCATAGCGTATGCCAAGTAACGTCAAACCCTTGGCAATTGCCTCTTCCCACTCCTCTCTAGACTCCTTGTCCTCTTCAACTTTGGACATAAGGTCCGAGGACAGTGTTCCAAGAATCGAATCATCTAGAACCTCTGCCAGATTGGCGTTGTGATTGTACTCTTCAACCTCAACCTCCATCTGTTCTTCGCCAACCATCTCAATACCTAGCGGTAATTCAGGTTGTCCTTGTACTTCTATTTCTACATCAAGCATTTGATCGGGTGCCATGTCTGGACCACCAGGGCCCATGGCTCCTTCAATCATGCCCGCGAGTGGTTTTGGAGGTAATGCCATTAGAATGTTCCTTTACATATGTGTTGGAGCCATTGCTCCAATCCCACCTTTTATATCAACCTTGCCACCTTTACTATACCTTCTAATCAGTGACCTATCAATATCATCGAATGAATTTAAAAATGTTACATATTTCATGGGTCTTAATTTTCTCGAAAAATCATCTGAAATATCAACCGTACCTGTTTTTAATCGCATGCCTTGTTTTTTATAATCAGAAATCAATTTGTCAAACACATCTGTGTAATTTAATTTAAATCCTTTGACATCATCGTTGTCGTGGAACTTGGCTAAATCTACATAGTCAGGAAGAAGAATTGTTTTTGTCCCGCTTCGTACTGCATCTTTTATAACATTCTGCATAAAGTAACGAGCAGCCGCTTTATTTGTGGAGAAGGGCGGGTTTTGTATGAGATTACTAAAAATACCCGTCTTGTCTCTATACTCTCCTTCAAAAGCTCTGGAAATTCTTTTGGCTCCTCTTGTATCAGCGAACTCAGGTCTAGCATATTTCATATCGTAACCCATGGTATCATCATAACTAAATCCGATACTTTCATTTAGGCTTTTAATTTTTTCTGTAAGTGGGCCTATATTAACAACGTCATCTTCTTCCTTTGCTTGTTCAAGTTCTTTTCTTGTGTTTATAATTTCTTGGTCAATTTCTTTTACTTTGGGATTTTTTTTATAAAACTCTTGTGCTTCTTTAATTGCTTGCCCCAGTTTTTCAGGGGTGGCGTATTCTTTGTCGCCCATTCTATTTGTCTTCGGATTACTTGCTGCGACCAGATCGGACTGTATCTCTTCTATAACAATTGCGTTATCTCTAGCGTCAAAAGGACTATCAATCTTTGCAACTCTGGCATGACCTATAACATTTTCAAGATCCGTGTAATGAGAAAAATCACGTTGTGCGCTATTACCCATAATACTTCTCTGTAATCTGTTTAAAACCTCAAACTCTACCTCATCGAGAGGTCCTTCCATGTTTTTTACGGAAGGTAAAGATCCTCGCTGGTCCTGAAATACATATTCTATGTAATCTCTTTCTTGACCTTCAGGTATAATTCTTTGAATATTATAATTTGAAAGCTCAAAGTCAGGGTTCATATCATCCAAACTTGAGGACTTAATGTGTATTTCAGGCTCAGATGCACGAACAATAGTTCTTACATCTTCTAGTGAGTATTTATCTTTCTTTACCAATGAGTTTTCTAAATCTAAATAAGCAAGTTCGTCCTTGGTCACCGATTCCTGGTTCTTGAGCCGTGCGATTATCTGCTCTCCTGTCAAACTCTTCTTTGAAACAGATGGACTAAATCCCAGTGTTTTCGGATCTAGCAAACTATTGTACACAGGCGAATAATCTGGAGCTAACTTGCCTATCTTTGGTTGAGGACGCTCTAAATAATCGCCTTTAAACTGACTAATGACCGGAGGGTTCAGTCCGAAGGGGCTTTTCTTTTCTGCCGTTGTAGATAAACTCACGATCCCCTCTATAGGGGCTACGTTATTAGAATTAATTAGAACCTCAAACTCTCTTTCGATTCCAATACCTATACTTTGTGGCGCGGCTATGATGTCTTTAAAAGGCACTTTATATTCAACCACAGGCTGACGGCTCAGACCTTGTCTTTCACGAAGTCTTTGCCCCGGCAGTTGTTGCTTCTCAATGTCTTTTCTTAAACTAAAGGACTGAATCCGTCCCGGTTTAACATCCCCGACACGAAACACACTAACAAGATCATCAGGCTGCAATTCTCCAATATTTAGAGTATCTTGAACATATGTCTTTGTTGCTTTTGATATGTCTTGTCGCAAGTCACTTAAAACTTCTTTCTTAATTGGATCTGCTGAAGCCCCTAAATCCTCACCTCTGTAGCGACTTAGTATCTCTCCTCCAACATCTGCACCCATTTCATCATCAAAAAGATAAGTAAAGGAACCAACGTCATTATCTCTTTTAAGTTGTTGTAGTATAACGTCAGATGTTATAGAACTACCAACCGTGCCACCGGCCGTGCCAAGGATTGTATCGCCTGTCTGTTTTGCTGCCATACGAGCAGGGGTGGATGCTAATATTCCAGCACCCGTAAAATCCAACATGCCCATAGCCATGTCCTCGGGTGCCATTGGCGGTGCCTTGCCCATAGCTCCGGCACCTGTCTGCGTTACAAAATTAGTAATATCTTTTATAACCTGTGGAACAGCAGGGCGTGCTCCCGATAATTCTATCGCACCCGATTCTTTTGTAGGAAAATCTACAGGCAACAAATACCCAAGACCCTCTAATGACCTGCGGTCCTGAGAAGCCTGAAACATTTTGGCTGCTTCTAGAGCCCTTGCATCCTTCTGCGCTTGCGCGACAGCTTCTCTAGGATCATCGGAAAGTGTTGCCATTAATAATACTCTCTAACCGTAGGTGGAGCCCAATCATCTATCTCTTCACCTTCCAGACTTATAAAACCACCCTGCCGAAATCGCATCAATGCCATTGTCATGCTGTCACAGAAATCATCATGGTCCCCATTTGGAAAAGATGCAACCTCTTCTATAACTTCATCGGCAAATTTTTCTCCTTCAGGATACCACACTTTTCCCGCTTCAAAAATAGGAGAAACCATATGCATGCGAGTTACCTTATCCAGACCACCATTCTTGCGCCTGCCCGGGGAGAACGTAACAACAGGTAAATTTTGCAGTCGCATCTCGTCTGCCAGTGACATACCCGAGGCTTTTGCCTCGATTAACATCATATCTGGCTCCCAATAGTCGTTTTCCTCTATCGCTATCTGCTTTAACTCCGGAAAACTCCAGCGACCACGCTTCGCGTCCAGTAAAATCAGGTGGTCACCCCCAAATTTGTCCGGTTTAAACACGCCCCAAGTCGTAATCGCAGAATAATCGGCCGATTCACGCTTGCTATACGCAGTATCATACGCCTGAATCACATATTCAAGGTTCGGGGTCGATGATTCTTCCCACGGCATCCACCATTCGCGCTTGACCATCGCTGTTTCTTCGGATGTAGGGTTCTGCTGCCACTGTGCATTCCATTTGCCCACGGACAACGAAGCTTTTACCTTCAAAAGTTCGTCTTTTTGCCAAAATTCAGGCCATAATGGCTCCCCTGACGGCATAATCGCAGGAAATTCAACCACCTCCCACTGGTCTGCCATCAAATCCTTGGCCTGTGCACGCAGTAACCTGCCCGTTATGTCCTTTTTTGACCACCGTGTCTGCACAATTATGATAGAACCACCCGGTTGTAGACGCTGTCTCGGCCCCGAAGTGTACCACTCATACGCATTATCATACGCAGTCGAGGATAAGGCATCCTGTTCCGAGTGCGGATCATCAATAATCAGCAAATCTGCACCACGACCCGTCATCGCGGCTCCCACCCCTGCTGCGAAATACTCCCCGCCTACGCTAGTCTCCCAACGACCAGCGGCCTGGCTGTCCTGTTTAAGGTCCGTGTTGGGAAAGACTTCCCGATAAATCGGGTCAGCGATCAAGTCTCGGACCTTTCTTCCAAATCGTACAGCAAGTTCCGTGTTCATTGTAGCCTGAATTATCTTTAACTTAGGATTTCTGCCTAAAAACCAGCTAGGCATAAGATACGAAGCGAACTCTGACTTGGAATGCCGGGGTGGCATGTTCACTATCAGGCGTTTTAGCTCTCCACGAGCTATTCTCTCTAGCTTTTCTGCAATAATTTTGTGATGCCGGCCCTCAATAAACCCGTCATATACATGATGAACATAGGACATAAAGTCCTCGGCCGCCCGTTCACGGGTCATTAACACCCGCTCTTGCTGCTTCAGTAACAGGATTTCACGAAGTGCGTCCTCGGGTACGGCATCTAAATTAGGCTGAAGGTCGTCCATGGCCCAATGATAATATTTCTGAATAAATTTATCAACCCAACATGACATGACACGACTGCTGACGACACACCCCCAAAATATGGGGGGTGAGGGGTGCTTGGAACAAAACGTGAACGCTATCCGGCCGGAGTAACCCCAAAAGATTATCGATAATCTGAGACTAGGGGAACGGTGGGAACAAAACGTGAACGGATGTTTTCCACAATGTGGAATAATATAAAATAATGTGTATAATCCCATTTTTTCCCTTGTATTATTATATTATCCTATGGTAGGATTTTTATAGGTGTGTCGCTGTTGATACACCATCAACAACAGGAGAGAGAAAATCATGGTTGATTATAACTTAAAAGCCTCGACTAGCACTAACGCAGAGACTGTTCACGCTAGACTAGTTAAGCACATCACTTTTCTTAACAAGCTTAAGACTGCACTCGAGAAGGACTGTATTGAGCAGGGATTATTAGAGAAAGTCTTTGTTAAAGAAATTCAAATCGAGGCACATACTAGAAAACAGTATGCTCGTATTTGGAAGTAATCAACAACAGGGGGGACGCTGTCCCCCCAGAAAGGTAATACAATGGCACAAACACCACATGGATTACAAAATCCGATCCAAAAAGCTTTGATGTTTAACACTCCGAAAGACTGGAATGAAATACATCACTATCTTGAACAGCTTACCGGAGATGAAAAAACTGTTGCAACAGTAGTCGCTGGGACAGTCTGGAATCTAGCTCATAAGCTAGTAGAAGATATGATCGAAACCGAAAACAAGCTTTTTAACAAATATAATTTTGATGAGTAATCAACAACAGGGGGGACACTGTCCCCCCAGAAAGGAAACAAAATGTCAAAATATAAATCATATCCTGAGCCTGTAGACAAAGAGATTGGCCATAAGGTCGCTTGGTACTACTACGACAATCTCAAGGATGCCGAAGCTTGCAAAGAAGCGGCCCGTGTAAACGCCAATATTGATGCGGCCCGTGGGTATGACTTCGGTTATCGAGCTCCCGGGTACGAAAAGATAACCAAGGATGACAGAGGCCTCTACGTTGTTGTCATTCCCTAAGTCAAGCAAGCAATCAACAGGGGAGCCTCGAGCTCCCCAGAAAGGAAATAAAATGCAAGCTTATGGTTTTAAAGAAACAAACTCAAGCAAGAGAATAGTAAGGTCAACTGAATATTATCAAAACATAATTGATAAATATGGGGATGGTGTTTTCTCTGCTGTGTTTAGTCACGACTATATTGGCAAACAAGTCTTTAAAAACGAATGGTGTGGAGATGGTACACTAAGCAGGAATGAAGAAGACCAATTGTTTTTCACGCCATATTACTAAGGAGGAACATGATGAAAATTACAAGACTGAAACATGGTTACCAACTTTCGATGTCGGACAAAGAATTTGAATTGTATTTGCGACTGATAGACCAAGGTATGGGAGATATGGGTAATTATGATGACCCAAGTGACCCAGTTCAAGTATATTACGATCAAATTTGTAGTACAGAAAAAATAAGTTCTTGGTATCAGATAGCAGAAGATAGGAGGAATAAATAAAATGAAGGAAATATTAAAATGGGCAGGTGAGTTTATCACCTGCCTCCTGTTCATGGGCACACTCGCAGGGATCACTTGGTTTGTTCTTGTCGTCTATGGATAGAAGCGCAGAGTCGCAGGTCGCAGGAGAAAATATAAAATAATGTTTGCTTTTTTATATTTATCTGTGCTAATCTTAACTTATCTTAAACAGTCATTACAGGAGAGAAAAAATGACAAAAATTTACTACACTACAACAGATAGAATCTTAGAAGAGGATTTCGGGATTGCAAACACAAGAGTAATAGAATTAAGAATGGCAATGGAGCAAGTGCATAGAGCTATATGCAAACTCGATAATCATAATTTAATAAGAATATGGGAACACTATCCAGAGTTAGTCTCTGTTGCTGATCGCTACGGAAGAAATGAAAACGGATTAAAAACTTTTACTCAAGAGGAGCTAACTAATGATTGATTTTAAAAGCCCGAATGATTGTGCCGACTGCGAATGGTTAGCAGATCAAACAGACGGAGAGATCACACTTTGCAACGAGTGTGAAGAAGAACAACTAGAATTAAAAAGAAACATGAAAGAGGATTAAAAGAGTTCTCTCCAAGAGCAGGAAGGTTTCGACCTTCCTGCTTTTAATTTTAGACAGGAGTTAAAGATGGATAGATTTTTAGTAACATTTGAATACCAAGGCATGAGAAACACTATTGTCATTCTGGCTCATGACGAGTCGGGAGCTCGCAAGGCCTTGGATTATTATGACATTATAAATGTAGAAGAATATGAGTATGAGACTCATGGCGAGATTATTAACATGCGTTAAGCACAAGCAGGAAGGTTTCGACCTTCCTGTTTTTTTTTCTTGGATATATAGGAAGACGCAGGTCGCAGGTCGCAGGTCGCAGGAATAAAACTTTTTATCCTTGCTTTTATGTGCAAATCTGATATAATA